CGCTGAATGAACCGTTACCTACACTAATATTACCTGTAGTGAACGCCGTGATGCTAATTGAGTTAGCTGAGATATCACCGTCTTTATTAACACTAAATTTACTAGCTGCATTTACTTGTAAATCAATTAGTTTTGAGGCGGATGAACTATTAGTATCTGTAATATTTGTATAGAAAGCAATGAATGTATTTGATGCACTATTCCAAGTTTGTTGTATTCTTACTGCAGGCGCATTTGATAATAAAGTTGTAGTAGGTTGTAAGTTGATAGATTGAACATTAGAAATGTTGATAGGTAAATCTACCCAAAGAACCTGAGATGAAGATGTTAATGTTGCATCTGTAAGACCATTGGCACCTATACCAACAGAAAGTGTGCTAGTATGCACTTGAACACAGGCAATATTTGCAATTAAAACTACATTTCCTGCTGGGCTGCTTACATCAATGCCTCCACCTGTAGGGCTTGATATAGTCTGTACGCTTCCCGAAGAGGCTTGTGTGAATAGTTGATTAAAGTTATTCTGTGTTTTTTGAAACGCGGTTCTAATCGCATCTGCATCTGGATCATCAGGAAATGAACCAAAATCAATAAACTGTTGAGCCATTTTATTTTTTACCTTATTTTGTATTTATCGTTAATATACAAACACTATACCCAAAAAAATACCCGACATTAAGCCGGGTATGTTTGTGAAGTAAAGTATTACTTCTTAATGCCAGCAAGTCTTGCCCAGGCCATTGGATCTTCCATACGGGTATCTTGACCAGCAATAACTGGAATAGTTGTTTGACCCGTTGACTTAGGCTTGTTCAAGCCGCCCGCAATCACTTTAGTCATGAATTCAATATCTTGCTCAAAACTTGCATCAGTACCTTTTCCGGGTCCTGATCCTGTTTGATTAGCCCACTCTTTTAAGCTGTCAGCTTTTGCCAATGCCTCATCTTCCTGAGCTTCTGCATTTTCATCGGCTGCAGTTTCTGCTTCATCACTATCAGGGGCATTATCTTCAGCGACTTCGTATGTCATTTGATCTTCAGATTCTACTTCATCAACCATTTCTTTGTCACATTCGCACTTGCTTTCCATGTACCCACATTCGTTACATGTTTCTTCATCGGAATGCTCATGGTCGTGTTCTTCAGATCCTTCTTCATCAGCATAATCACCGTTACTAGGCTCACCACCGGTTACTTTCTTAATTAGAGCCATCATACCATCATGGTCTCCCACAACATCTACACCACCGTGTTGAGGTGTATCACCCTGTGGAGCACCATAACCGTTTGATTCTTCACCACCAAATAAACCTAAACCAGCTTGCTTAATAAGACCTAGCAATTGTTCCGCTTCACCGTCTTGTGCTGAAACACTTACTGAGTCTGGCATGCCTTGTTGACCTTTACTGATACTTACAGTCATGCCTTCGTCTACTTGCTCACCTTCAGTTAACAAAGCATTTAACTGCTTGTCTAGTGATTCAAAAGCCATAGAGTCCATTTCTAAAACATCTTTGTCTTTCATGGTTTGACCGAATGCTTTGAATGTATCGCCCGGTGTTGTTTTTGCTTTGTGTTTCATCCACTCAGACTTATCCATTTCGTACATGTCATCTTCCATTGCTGGCATAGCTTGACTTGCCATTCCAGGAACTGTTGCTGGTGGAGTTTCTTTTACTAAACCAACGATAGGTTGTTGACCATAGCACTCATCAAGACCTTCTTTGAAACCTTCGTGATACTGTCTTGCTTCTTCCATGTCTTCATATTTGCAATTATATGCTTCTTTAGCTAGAGCATGGTGCTTACCTAATAATCTTGCTGCGGTGTGCTTATGCATACTTTCATTTACTTTCTTTTTGTCTTTTTTAGCATCGTCTGCTGCTTTCTTCATAGATTCTTTTTTATTACCATCTTTATCTAAATCTATAAAGTCAGGCTTTGCTGCCTCTAATGTTGTTTGACTACGACCAGCACCTAGACCAGCTCCAATAGTATCTATACTTGAAGATGAAGGAATGTCACCTTCATTTGTTTTGGCGCGCAATTTAGCAAGAACGGCGCCAGCTACTTTTTCACCACGCTCTTTGCTACCGTACTTTTCACCGGCTGCCTTAGCAATCTTAGCAAACTGCTTACCTGGCTTACCAATATCTTTACCAGCACGGGCTTTCTTTGCACTGTAATCTTCATCACCTTCACCTAGCTTATGATCACCTGCTAAGGTCATTTCACCCTTACCAATAGATTGCTTAATTTGTGCAGCTAGTTGAGGATTAGTTACAGTTCCTAATGTCTTTGTACCTTGCTTAATAACCTGTGTATTTTGTTGGGCTGGTTGAATTGTAACTTGTTCTGCTTCAGCAACATACTTTTCTTCAATCTCTTGAACCCACTCTTTCAAGCTATGCTTCTTGCTAGCCTTGCCTGGAAGTTTACCTTTTGGTAAATTACCAATCATATATGATTGTAGTTCTTTAGCACCGCCGTATGTTTTTACTTCTCCGGTGTCGCTATCGGCACCCTTCTTAGGACGACCACGACCACGCTTTACTTCGGGCTTCTTTTCTTTTTTCTCATCACCCTCTTCATCGGTGTCAAATTTACGGCCATAACCACCTGGTTCTGCTTTGTGTACTTTACCAGTTGAAGTTTCTTTAGTTGCTTCACTTAACTGGCTAAGTTGATTTAACATTGATTTGAAATCCATTTTCTTATTTCCTTATTATTTGTTAAACGCAGCACCGGTTTGTGGTTTGGCTGGTCTTGTAATCTTTGACATGGGGCTTTCTTTGCCCATTGATGCCATATATGTTTCTGGCTTGAAGGGATCAAAACTATCAGGTGTTTTCTTACCTTCATATGGTATATCAATTTTGTCGTCTTTAGTTTGATCTTTAATGCTGTTTAGATAACTATTGCCATATGCATCACTAGCTTCTTTAGCGCCTGGTGCACTTCCCATTTCTTCTTTAGTTAGTAATGGGTCTTGACTCATTTGATTTACATAGTCATCATGTTCAGTATTAATACTGTCATCATACTTTGTAGAAACAACACGAACAGCATTTACATTATAACCAAGCAATTGAGCAATTTGTTGAATCATTGGCTCTGTTGCTGGATATCTAAATTCGCATTTAATAATTGTCACAGGGACATTACTCATATTAGGAAAACCATATGGGTCTTTCTGAATAGGAGTTGATTTTGGGGTATCAATTTTGATAGGATCAAACTTCTTTAGATTGTAGGCAAACATATCTAAGAAGTTCTTATCCACTTCACCCGCAATTTTAATAGTGTAATTATATGTATGTACACTTTCTACGATGTATTGTTTAAGGCTTCGCATGTTTTAATCCTGTATTAATTATTTATCATTATTCACTGTTTTTATTGAGCAGGGCTCTAAGCAACTCGTTACGGTCTAGTGACTTACCCTCTCCCAATGGGGTGGCTTCAATTTGTTCGTCTTTAGTCTGTTGCTTTTGATCCAGTGCTGCTTTCTTTAATTGCAACTCAATCATTTTAAGTTTTTTGTTGATTTTAGCTGTTTTTGCTGTAATAGCATGACCTAACATTGTTCCGGCAACACCAAATATTTCAGCACTAAAACGACTATCCACTTGCATCCCAAGATCCATTAAGTCTTTGTAACTGTTAGTGGCAAGACTTGTAAGCTCATCCATTTCAGTGTCAGTAGCTTCCAAGCCACGAACTTGAGGCAATGCATTTTCTATTTTTTCTAAGTTGGTGTAAGCTTCTTGCGAAGTTATATCATACTCAGCCTTCTCTAAATTAGACTCGTTAGCTTCTTTTTCAGGCTGAGGTAATTCAAACAATTCTTCAAGTTTCTTAGTCATGAAGTATTTATTTACCTTTTTCTACCGTTGTAGAAAAGGTCATCTTCAGTTATTACGCGAAAAGTATAGCCCTGCGACTTGCAATATGCCATTGCTGCTGCCCACTTAGCATGATTTATAGCAATAACTGCCCTATCCTTTGCACTTACTACTTTACTTTCTATGATACTTTGTTTTTTGGGCTTTATTTCTACTACTTCTGCAATTTGTTTTCCGTACTTGTTTTTGTATAGTACAAAAAAATCAGGTATGTAATTTGTAGGTTTACCTGTTAATGGATGCCTATATGGAATAGCCATCGCCTCACTAGCCCAATATATTACATTATCATTACCATCGCAGAAGGTCATGAATGTAAGTTCCCAACCACTGCGGTATTTAGGTTTATGTTTACCTACATATTTCTGAGGATTTTTAATGTTATAAATGCCTTGTGCCCACTTAGCCATTTATAAAACCACATTTCTTGCAGCAAATTGATTAGGCTTGGGTATACTTGCAACGCCGTATAATGATGTCTTTGATTTAAAACTATTTAAATAATAGGCTAAAACTTTATTCATTTGTAACTTATTATTCAAGCCTTTGATTTCGTTCAATAGTTCTAATACATCTACATTAGCTTCTTGTGCAACTCTGAAAAATAAAGCAGTAAAGTTTTCTGCTATATTTTTTGTTGGGCAAACGCCTCTAAAATATCCGAAAACTATATCATATTGAGCAGCGCCAACTACTAAATTGGTAGCATAAAAACTATCAAAAATTCTTATTGTTTGATCTAATGATGTTCTATTATCTATAATTTGTGTCATATGTCTAATCCGTTAATATTATCTTGTGGATTGGTTGTGTCCAAATCTAATCCATTAATATTATTTTGTTGACCTGCAGTATTTATAGTACCTACATCCTGCGGAGCTGCTCTAGCAACAGGTGGGGTACCTGCTGTACCTTGTGTAGAAGCAGTAGCCCCATATGTAGGTATATCAAAGTTTTTAGAGCGTGTATTATTTGTGGCTCCTTGCAAGGCATTCTGGATACCTTGCTTGAGTTCTGCACTTAATGTGGCTTTTAGATTAATATTTTTTGCAGAGTTATATGCAGCACCTGCGGTTCTTATGCCTGTTAAAAGATTTCCTTCAGCCATATCTTTAATTGCACCACCTGCACTTGCAATCAGTCCCGTTGGACCTAAAACATTTGAATTAGAACCAGGTGTAGCTATCGGACTTAGACGCTTATCGTAATTTGCCTCTAAACCAAATCCAGTAACAATGTCCGATGATTTTTGACCGTCCATGTTTCCTCTGTTATAGACTACTGTTTCATAGTCTAATGTCATGCTATTAGTCATAGTACCGGCGGCTTCAGCGTAGTCATATGTGTCATGGCCAAATCGTGTAATTATTGGATTTATTAAAGTATATGCTAAAAAGTTATGTTGATTAAATCCAAAGATAGTAATATTTTTAAAGAATGTTGCTTTGCCCTTACTAGGATCGCCTGTTTCTCCGATATAACCCCAATCATCACCACCGGTTATAGAATCTAAATAGGTAGTTCTTTCGTTATAGTTTGCTAAGGTAGCAGTCGCAGAGTTTCCTCCACCAACTATATCTGAAGCTGGAGCACCACCTCTGTTGCCTTTAAAAACTACTTTAGGCTTTGTGCCGTCTTTGTAATAATATGTATAGTACTTGTACCACAAATTTGCTATAGAATCATCATTATCATCATGGAATTGAATATCTATAGGGTCATATTTGATTTTAGTTTGTACAATTCTTTTTCTGTTGTACTGATTTAATTGATGTGTATCAAAACTGAAGTTAGGTAACTTAACAGATTTAACTAATAAACCAAAATTAGTCTGTGATGTTCTAGGTTGTGCTTCTGGATTAATTTCAAAATAGACATGGAAAAGAAACTTAAACTTGGGTGCGTTTGCATAGAACCCAGGTTTAAATGTCTTGCTTGCGTGAGTGTAATCCCTAAGGTAATCGTTGCCGAAGAATCCTCCGGCAACGTCCTTAAGAAAAGTTTTGATTGCGCCTGGCATCAGAATCCTTTTAGGATCTTAAATCCCTATTAGGTTCCGCCACCGATACCTGTTACGACTGAGCCGCCAAGTATACGACCAACTGATGTACCAACCCCAGAAGTCAATGGTGACTGAACTGCGTTATCATAACGAATTGTCAATGATACAGTTACTGCATCGCTTGCCGCATAGTTTAATGTGTTATAGTTAGCTGTCTGTAAGAAGCAACCATAAAGTTCCCATGTTTCTAATACGATTGGTGCGTTTGCTCCATTACCACCATCAAGAATTTCAATGTTTGTTTGGAACTTGTAATCTTGACCTGTTGCTGCTGAAGCCTGCTCTACGAAGTCTAATTGTTTCTGTAATTGCTGACCAACTGCTTTTGAAACAGATCCTGAAGCATCATCACGAATATTAACAGTGATTGGTGCCCAGGTGTGCTTACCTGCTAGATATAATGTTGAGTTATATACGGGCAATGTGATTTCAGCAAATGATAGGTTAGGACGAGTAACGTCTACTACTTGCTTTGTTAACTGTAATCCATTAACTGCATCTACGCCAAAGTTTAAGAAATTAACTCTAAAGCGATATTGTAGTTTGGGCATCAACAAGCCTTGGTTTCCACCAGCGTTGTCAGACGCTACGGTCATGTTGAACAATGATTGTGAGGCTGTTGCCATTTTTTAAGTTCTCCTATGTATTATTTATCTTAGTAAAAGGGGGACTAGCCCCCTTTTATTATGCTCCGCCTAGTTCACCTGTGTTCAAGATACGAACTGGTATATAGATGAATTCAGCAGCCTTGACAGGCTCAACTGCAACATCTACCCACAATTCATTTCTATCAATTCTAGCAGGAGTGTTGTTTGACTCATCACAAACTACTAGATAGTCATAGATACCACGTTTTGCGACTAGATCAACCATTAATGACTCAATGACACCAGCGATTTGCTGTCTTGTCAATGCATCATTAGGTTCAAACACGAATGGTCTTCCTGCTAATGTCAATTGTCTGCGGATATATGCAACTAGTCTTGCAACGTTGCATCTATCTAGTGCGCTTTGACTATTGAAGCTAGACTTGTTACCATAGTTCAACAAACCGTTACCAGTGAAGAACACTAATGGGTTGATGAAGTTTGTGTATAGAACATCACGGACACCTACGCGAGTCTTGATGACTACGAATTCGCCAGTTGTTCTGTCAACATAGCCAATATTTGCTGCGTTGTCAATAATACCACGGCGTGTACCTGCTGCTGCTAACCAAGGATAAGCAACAGTATCATTGCGTAAGAAAGTGCGTAGCATCATGTGTGATGCAGGAACAGCTACTAAGTTACCACTTAGGTCAGTTGCCAAGCCACTTGGATAGAACAATCCCATGTAAGAACTACGGTTTACAAGACCTTCTTCACCTGTGCTTGTTGCGCCTGCAGCATTGGTTGCCCAATTTTGAATTGCAGTTGCATTGTCAGATAGACCTAATGGAGTGTCACCGATAATGAAGCCAGTCTCTCCACGATCACTATTAAGAGTAATCATGTTAGGCTGCAATTCAGGATAATTTGGAGCAGCCATTAGATTGAAGAAATTATCTTCATCACGGATTGCCAAATTAGTGTCAATTGCACTTCTCAATGATTGAACTACCATTGCACGCTGAGCCTTACGACCCATATATGGTGCACCGTTGCTCTGTAATCCACTCTGACTTACCCAAGCATTTGTCTCAGTGGGCAATGATGCTCCTGGGAAGTTAGTTGTATTAAAGTAATTTGAACGGAATTGTTTTACATTATATCCTGAACGGCGTGTGTTAAACAACAACATTCCTGTTGGATACAATGCGCTAGAAGGTGCATCTAAATCTAGATAGTTACTTGTTAACAATGACACTATTGTTGGAATAGGATCATCAGTAACGCTTGTTACACCGTTAGTTGCCCAACGTGCATCAGCAAATACAATGCCTTCTGAACTTGTTTGATCTGTGTTGTTTAGTAACACCCACTGATCAGCACCGTCTACTAGCTGCCAACGATAGATAACTGGATAGTTTTCTAGATCAGCAGTAGAAATCCATAGATCACCGTATACCAGTGCAGTAGCGTCACTCTGGCTTGTAGGTGCAGTAGCACTTACGATAGGACCATTTGGATCAGTTGCATTGCTACCTGTTGGTGTAGGAAATCCATTGGTATCATAGTTTTGATTCTTGTATCCTCTCCAGTTACCGTTGTAGTTAACCATGATGTCAACTTCATCAGTAACGCTATAGAACCAATTTGTATTATTAGCAGGTTCTGCTACTGGAGCACCCTCATTAGGTGTGAAGTATGAAAACTCTACCCAGTTACTTAGTTGAACAGTGGTATTATTAACTGCCTGACCAGATACAATAGCCACAGACGTTACCGCGTTAGTAGGAGCTCCTGATGTAGTGATAACACGAATTTCAAGGTTATTACCAGATGGGTAATTTCCAGTTACACCTCCCAAGTTTGAACCATCTACATATAGTGTATCACCTACTGTATATCCAGATCCTGCATTGTTAAAAGATGTACCTGTGATATTATACACACCGTTGTTTCTAACAACAGTCAATGTACATCCTGAACCACTGCCGCCGGCGGCACTGACTGCATTATATACTTGCTGACTGTTTGGTCCAAATTTAACACCGGCAGTCGTACCTGCAACAAAACCTGCTTCTAGACATAGTCCAGTGGACACCCCGTTTTCGTTATCATCAATTGTAATTGATCCACCCTCAGTGTGCGTGATTTGTATCGCACCACTGGTAGTTACAGCAGCCGTAGTAAATGGAATACCAGCTGCATACCAGGCAGTAACAAAATCAGTTGCATCAGAATTGTCAGCTAATGTTACGGTGTATGTAGACTGGCTAGATGAATTTGGAACACTAATAGTAACAAGGAATGTATAAGGTCCATTGTCAAAATTTGGATTTGTGTTTGTTCCAGTTACTACTGTAGGTCCTGTAGCAATTCTTTCCCAATAGTAAACAGGAACAGTTCCAACTGAAGATAGTTGTGTACCGAAATTGTACTGACCGTAAATTGTTCCTGCAGGGATAGCTTGACCGCCCGTAGGATCTAGTTCAAGGTTAACTGCTGCATCAGATGTTGACATTGTAACTGTCTTTGCAACCCAGCTAGCAATACTAGAATTATATTGACTTAGAACAGAATTTAAACCTCCACCTGCATTACCTATTTTAATCCAGACAGATCCAGTTGGCATAGGAGTTGTTTGACTGCTTGTCCACAAAGGCATTTGAGCAGAAGTACCATATGCTACTGAAGGCTGATAATATGTTCCTGCAGGGATACCCAATGCAGTTAACAACCCGGCAGTTCCACTAGCAATTTGAATTGAGCGAGAACCAACTGGACCACCGTTTTGAGAAGAAAATATACACAATCTTCCATTACGGACAGCAGCACTGACATATGAAACACCAAAGTTATTTATTGCAGTAACCACGTTACTTATTGTATTACCTGGAGTGATTGTTACAGTAAGAACAGTGCCAGTACTAAGTGTGATCGTAAATGTTCCAGCAACTAATGATGGATTAGTTGCTGTGCTTATTACTGTAGGAACATCACTCATCCATTCTGGAGAACCTAATGGGGTCCAGGCGTTTTGAGTGGTTTTATAATAATAAGTTTTCTCAGAATCAATTGTTGAAACAGTAGTTACAGGAATTGCTACTACCGCATAGTCACCGATACTTCCGATACTTGCTAGAGGTACTCCACTTGAAAGATTTACAGAATCAGTAATAACAACTGGACTTTGCTCAGTGAACTGGCCAGTTGTTTCGTCAAATTCAAAAATACCCCAGGTAGAAGTTGTTGCATCTAACCAGTATGTACCATTGTCAGGTGCACCAACTGGGCGACCTGTTTGACCGACTAAACTTGCTAAGTCAATATCAGCACGTAAAACATAGCAACGATTGGTTACACCTAATAAACTATAAGCTGCTAATAAACCATATTCGTTGAGTTCATAACCCTGAATAGGGGTACCATTTGTCGTTGTATAGAAGAAAGGTACACCATATAAGGTTGTCAAATCACGCTGACTTGTGACTTCAAATAATTTTCCGGCGTTTGCAGCAGTTGTTGCTTGTGCAACGCCAATACCGTTTGGATCAGCTTTGTTCTGTGCTGTAGCAAGTACAACTAATGGAACAGAGCCAGTTGGGGCTGGAAGATATTGACTTTGATCAATAATTGATACTTCTACGCCTGGAGATGTTAATGCCATTTTCTTTTTCCTTTATTGTAAAATTATGAGGTTTACCACCTTGAAATGCATAAAAGTATTTATAAAAATATTAGGAAAACAGTGGTTTACCGTACCTTCAAAGGTCTATAAATACTTAATGCCGATTCTTAGACCTATTTGTAGTAAGTGTAACAAAAACTTTTCTGCTGTAAATTACATACGCAATGGGGTCACACATTACCGTAGCATTTGTGATGAGTGTGGTAGAAAAAAGAACAAACTAAAACCCAGAAAAGCGAACTGGATCAAAAGTGGATATAAGAAAAAAGCCACATGTGATTTATGTGGCTTTCATAGTATATTCCCAAGTCAAATTACTGTCTTTCATATTGATGGTAACTTAGAAAATATTGCTCTTAATAATCTAAGAAGTATTTGTCTTAACTGTGTAGAAGTTGTTAAAAAGAAAAATGTAACTTGGAAACGGGGAGATTTAGAAGTTGATTATTGACTTAATTTGGTGGTGCAACGAATCTATAGTACCGTTGTTGTCAATATAATGATCATAATCTAATCCTACACTAGAATATTCACTGGCATGAATACCCAGTTTGTTGAGTCTGTCTTTAGCTATTGCCCAGCCAATCTGAGTAGGTCCTTTGTTTAGGTTTATCGCATCACTATACCAGTCAGGTTGTAGACCTCTTTCCACCCGACAAGTGATTCCCCCTGCCTTTTTGATAGCTTGTAACTCGTTGGCAAATCTACAATCGGTAATAACAATATTATCTTTAGATTGACGAAGCTTATTTTCTACACTGGCAACCCAAATATCGGTGTGAAATCCGTTTCTACAAACTTCAGTACCCCAATATTGTAGTACCCACCTTGGAGTCAGATTTGGAATATTTAATCGTTCTGCCCACCAAGGATCCACTTGCTCTCGCCATTCACGGCTTGACTTAGTAGTTCCCTCTAATAGTTCTCTATCCCAGCCAAATACAGAACTCACTGCATCCTTTAAACTAGCCGCAAAACTTAATCTCTGGAATCCATGAAAAGTGCATAGATAGTCTGCAATAGTATCCTTACCACTTCCAATCAGTCCCGTAACCCCTAGAATCATGTAAAAACTCCTGTCAAATACTTAGTATAAGACAGGAGTATAAAAAAGAAAAGAAGCAATTAGCCCTGAATCCAAGTTAATGGTTGACTGTAATCTTGATACTTGCGTAAGTCATCAATTAGTGATTCTTGTAATGCCTTGCCTTCAGCTTTCATAGCTGTACCATTTAGGCTAGTGCCGCCGCCCGGGCCTGCAATACTGCCGAATTTTTCACGGGCCTCACCAATGATAGTTTTTAATGTTGCTAATGTGAAGTCCCCTATCCAAACTCCGGCACCCGGATCCTGCAATAATTCAATTACAGGCCTTTGTACATCAGCCCAAATAAGAATACGCTCACCCGAGCCCTTGAAATCTCGTACTACTTTTAATACTTTAGTTACAGGGTTGAATGTATAGTTTACATATCCACCGAACATTCGTGCTGCCAATTCTACATAGCCGGCGTAAAAATCGTATGTTGCCATGCCACCTGTATAGTTATAGTTCAATAGATATGTGTTTAGAATCGCACTTGAAAATGGGTCAAATGCAGTAGAACTAGGGCCTGTTTCTAAGCCCACTGTTCTACGGTATAAGCATCTTACATTAATAAATTCTTGAGGGAGAGTATATGTGTCTACATTTTTTATAACCGTCATTAAGGTATATGATTCAATTGTAGCATTTTGTGCTCTTTGACGATATAGTTTGATAGCATAAGTGAATGCAGCCTCATAGTGTTGAGGATCTAATTCAATATCAATTATGCCGTCACCCAAACGCAACGCAAGATTTTTAAACAATGCTTGCTTTAGTTCATCTTCTGTAAGATTGGTAGGTGTTGTTAAAATATTTGCGGTCATAAGTAATCCCAGATATATTATTTATCAGGAATTACAGGTCTCCCTCTTTTCGGTTCTCAGAGTAAAATGCGTCAAAGTGTCCGCCCGGATATCGTGCTTCAAGCTTCTTGACATTCTCGGCAATGACCTCATTAGGATCGTAGCCGAGTGCCCTACATGCATTAATCCAGTACCAAATGATATCTCCGAGTTCTCTTTTTAGATGATATACATTTTCATCACTCAATGGTTTACCTTGAAAAAAGATTTTCTTATTGATTTCAATAAACTCTCCGCTCTCTGCGGCTAATCCAAGACATGCCGTTAGTAGCAATGGAATATTAACACTCGGACCAGTTACATTTTCGCCATTTTGAGAATTCAATTCTTCACATCGTTGCTGAAAAATATGAAAATGGTTACTTGGATTACTTGTTACTGCTTCTACGAATTGTGTGTATTTTGTTAGGTCAATTTGATTATTGGACATGTGTTTCTCCTATAGTCAATTATACACTAACTATACAGAAAAACAATAGAAAAGGACTAAATAAAAGTGTAGTTCGCGGGACGGGAATCCCCAACTACTCTATGATTGAAAAGGAATCACAGCAATGATATTTAGCAAAAGAAATTATCCTTCAGGATATTATGTTTATATCTACCTAAGAGAAGACGGTACGCCGTATTATGTCGGAAAGGGTAGTAAAGGCAGAGCGTGGTCTCTAAATCATAGAATAAAGCCGCCGCACGATACTAACAAGATTCTCATAACCCATTATGGTCTTACTGAATTATGGGCATTAGCAATGGAACGTTGGTATATTCGCTGGTATGGGCGCAAAGACTTGTGTACCGGTATTTTGAGAAACATGACCGAGGGAGGTGATGGATCTCCGAAGAGAAAATACAAGCCATTATCAGAACAAGATAAGAAAAAGAAAAGTCAAGCATCATATAAGAGATGGGCTGAGTGGCGAGGGCCAGATCCAAAGAATATTAGTATTGGTAGGTCAGGCGTCACACCGAAGGGTCATTCGTCAATGATTGGTAGTGAAAATCATAAAAAGAAGATGCTGGAAAAGTACGGTGTTACTAACCCGTCTTTGGTTCCTGCCATCAGAGAACGAAAAAGGGGTTCCGGAAACGGAAGATTTGATGCCACACTATATGTATGGAAAAATGCCATAACAGGAGAAGTTATTAATTCTACCCGTTATGACATGATACATGTTTATGGATTAAACAAAAATGAAATTATCAAAATGATTACAGGCAAAAGAAAATCCGCACATATGAATTGGTATTTTGTCACCAAGCCTTAAGAATTAACATATTCTCATTCGTTCTTCCATTAAATGATGTTGCCACTGCCTTAATGTCAGCAAAAAACTTTCTACCTGAGGGCTTACCGAGTTTTAGAAATTCTTTTAATTGTTCTCCTGGTTTGCGAATAGTTTTGACTTGACTTTTACCGGAGTCAAACCCAAGAATAGCAGTACCTTTCACAGTAAATGACTTGCTATACTCATCCGCACATAGATAGATTAACTTGCGTTTGGCACTGTCGTATAGATAACATTCACTAGCACCATGCAGTTTAACAGGATGCAAACTAACAAGGTCCAATTTCATTGCAGGATCTTTGAACTCCTTCAGATACTTAAGCTTACTGACAAGCTTTTCAACAGGAACTGCCTTACGGGCCCGGGGTGCCTTAGCTGCCTTCTTGACGCTAATATAACTATTAAGGTCAGCGATTACCTGTTCAATAAATTTGATAATATTTTTAACTTGTGTTTTGGTTAGGTAGCTGTATCCCTCAACCAATTGCTTGTCCTTAGCCTCAAGCAACTCAGTAAATTCATTTAGTTTCTTTTTCCAAACATCAGTTAGAATACTGATATGCTGAGGCAATACATTCTTTTTAGCAACTTCATCCAGTGCTTTAGTAGCAAACTTACTAGGTGCGCCGGATAGTACAAAGTCGTCAAAGAGTCCTTCAAGTTCGCCCCCTGCTTCCCGTGCCTTTTCCTTCATAATTTCTTGCACATTGGGACGATTGACAGGTTCTTTATCCTCAGCAATCTTAGTTACACTGGTTTTACTGACTTTGATTTCGGGCTTATGAACTGCCTTGATTAGCCGTTGAATCTCGTTTTCTAGTGTAGTTTCTTCATGTTCTGTCAATTCCAAACCACGAAGTTTCATTCGTGCGACCCAACACCAACTCATCATTAGTTCATTGTCGGCAACTTTTCTAATGATTTTAGCATCATCTTTGCGGTTGCTCAGTTCCAAATATTGAATGAGTAGGTCTTTTGCGTCTTTGCGGCCATAAAACTTACTGTACCAGTTCAGTGCGCGACCAAGAGCATGATTACGCAAGTCAGGCTCGGGTTGTAGCGCAAACAAAGGCTCATCACCCATATACTTGGTGTCCGGATCCCGTGGATTCAATGCTCGGACACCAGTAGTATCAATAACCTTCTTAGATTTCTTAGTCATGTTGACTCCAAATTAACATTTATACGATGATTATATATCAATAACCATTTTCTGTCAAGCCTATTCCGATAAATACAATATGCCAAGATTATCCTTATACCGCCCTAACAAGCAAAACGATTACCGATTCTTAGATAGAACTATTTCGGAACAATTGACTGTTGGCGGTACTGATTTATACATCCACAAGTATCTAGGTCCAACGGATCAAGGTGCGTCAATAGACTATACTCAGCCCCAGTATGATAAACTAGATCCTACAAATATTCAAGATTTGTTGTTCCTTGAAAACAGAGACAGAACATACGATCCTAATATTTATAGATTGCGCGGTCATTATAATGTTCAAAATCTAGATTTTGATTTAAGTCAGTTTGGATTGTTCTTAAACAACGATATTATTTTCATCACCGTTCACTATAACGACATGATTGATATTGTGGGTCGTAAATTGATGGTTGGTGATGTTCTTGAATTGCCGCATTTACTTGATTACAATCCTTTAAAAGAATCTATTCCCACAGCGTTGAAAAGATTTATGCAAATCACCGACGCAAACTATGCTAGTGAAGGTTTCAGTCAAACATGGTTCCCACACTTGTGGCGTATTAAATGCGAACCATTAGTTGATAGTCAAGAGTTTAGTCAGATATTACAAGAACCAGTAAACCAAGACAATTATCTTGGTTTATGGGATAAGGATAAAACATACCCACCGGGCTATGTTATCAGTTATGGTGACAAGAATTATATCTCTAAGATTGAAGTACCTATAGGTATTGCTCCGCCCAACGACACATATTGGGAATTGGACACTGCCGAGAATCTCAAAGATATTCTTGCTACTTACAATAGAAATATTGAAATTAATAATGCACAACTAGAAGAAGCACAACGCTTAGTGCCCAAAGCAGGTTACGATAGAAGTCAAATGTATATTGTACCTACTTATGGCACCTACGAAACAAATACACAATTATCTGGAAAAACAAATCAACCTGCACCACCCATCAATGTTGTCATTGACGGTACTGGTGGCCCAACAACGGCTACTGGTAGTGTATTAATGATTAGAGATCCAAAGTTCAAGAAAGCAAGTCCTGTCATTAGAATTCCTCAACAAGCTGTTCAAAGCATATGGGACATGACAGCCGACATGGATCATGCAGAGATACTAGATAAATTTGCGACTACTAGTTTAGAAATTGTTGAGAAAGCTCCGACAAAGCTTGACACTGGTTCGGGCGCACTAGAGGGAGAGTTAGTTCTATCTGTACAATCATTGGGTACAATTACAGGACCATATGGTACTGCTGACAATACATATGCTACAGCAGACCAAGATCCAACACAACCCGGATTTACTGGAACAATTACTCCACAAATGGACTTCCGTGCAGACTGCGATCCAAGATTCCAATATATTACAAGAAGCAGTCCTAGAACATTCGGTTACACAATGGGTTATCTTGATGGAACCGATCAAGCTCCCAACGGTGAACCAACTGGTGCAGGAATCAGTTTCCCACAAAATCCAAAAGTTGGAGACTATTTCTTGCGCATTGACTATTTCCCACAAATACTATATCGCTGGGACGGTAAACTTTGGGTCAGAATTTCTACCAATGTAAGAACAGATACTGGCTTCACACAGAATGATACATCACAGTTGTCAGGCTTCATAAATAACAGTAATGTGACGGTTAAGACTGATGGGGCAATAGTACCGCAGAAACAGGGATTATCAACTATACTTCAGTTAACACCTGACCCTATTCCACCTAGAACATAAACATGGCACAATACTTTTATGATAATCAGGTACGAAGGTTCCTGATTCAATTTGCAAAAATCTTTAGCAACTGGTATGTAACTAAAGGTAAAGATCCAGCCGGTAATGATATATTGGTTCGTGTACCCGTGATGTACGGTGACAGCAGTAGACAAGCTAGCACAATTATCGCAAACAATAGTGCAAGTAATTTACCTAGTGCACCACTAATCACCTATTACATAACAGCATTAGAGTATGACCAGCGTAGAACACAAGATCCTACATTTGTTGATAGAATAAATGTAAGACAAAGGGCATATAACCAAGAAAATCAACAGTATGAAACTACGCAGGGCCAAGCATTTACGATTGAAAGATTAATGCCTGTGCCATACACACTAAGAATAACAGTAGATTTTTGGACTACCAATTATAATCAAAAGTTAGAACTTATTGAACAACTTGGTGCATTGTTTAACCCGTCATTAGAAATTCAAAGTACTGACAACTTCATTGATTGGACATCATTGAGTGTTGTATACCAAGATGGATTGACATTCACCAGTAGAAGTATACCACAGGGCACAGGTAATCCAATTGATGTAATGACCTGGAAGTTTTACATGCCTATTTGGATTAGCACCGCAGCTAAACTTAAAAAGATGGGTGTTATTCAGAAAATCATCGCAAGTATTTTTGCAGGCAAAGCAATGTCAGACATTCAGGACGATGATTTATTGTTGGGCACAAGACAAAAAATTACGCCGTACGGCTACAAGGTTTTATTGTTAGGCAATACATTACAGTTGTTGCCAGCCAATCAAGCATTTTATCCTAGCAATGCTAACTTGGATGCGCCACCTGCACCCAACACAAATTTATATTGGTCTAGTTTATTGAATGTATACGGTACATTAAGACCCGGTATAAGTCAAATTTGGTTGCAAAACCCATTCATGGATACTGAGATTGTAGGAACTATCGTACCAGATCCAATGGATGATAGATTGTTAATCTATAATATTGACCCAGACACATTACCACAAAACACACTTAATCCAGTTGATAGTGTTATCAATCCATTGGTATCGGGACCTAATGCAGGATTGCCCGGACCTGTACAGGGTCGTAGATATCTAATCGTTGAAAATATAGGAAGCGACAATAATACTACCACTGCTTGGGGAGACTTGATTGCTGAAGCCAATGACATTATTGAATATAATGTTGGTACAGGAAAATGGTTTGTAAGTTTTAATGCGTCAGCATCTACAACAGTTCAGTATGTTACTAACCTTACAACCAATATTCAATATAGATATACCGATAACATGTGGATGAAATCGTATGAGGGCTGGTATGATCAGGGAGATTATTCTATTGTGATTTAATTTAGATAAATCATAGTATGAGTCAATCAGCAGGCGTTTTCTTTTATTCCAAATCAACAGATAGATTTTTATATCTCCTAAGGTCAGATAATAAAAATCCATCTAATTGGGGTATTCCTGGCGGAAAAATTGAAGCCGGCGAAATGATTCTTGAGGGATTAGAAAGAGAGTGCATTGAAGAAATTAATTTTTGGCCCCCGGATTCTAAATTAATTCCTATACAAAAGTTTGTGAATAATACATTCACTTATCACACATTCTTCTGCCAAGTTGACAATGAATTTATACCAGAGTTGAATTATGAACATTGCGGATATGCCTGGGTAGGGGATAATCAGTATCCAAAACCATTACATCCGGGATTGTTCAGTACAGTCAATTTTGACGTAGTACAAGAAAAATTAAAGTCATTAACAAAAAAGGGGCCTTAAGCCCCTTTTTCATTGTAGCAATTTAGCTATCGCGTCAAATCCTAACGAACCGATAACAATACCGGCTCCCATCATCATCCATCTCCATTTTTCTAAAGCTGAAACTTTTGATGCTAGAGATGCATGAGCTTTTGAATCGCTTTCTTGCATCTCCTTAATCATTTGTTTCATCTCATCACTATTCCTATCCAAACACTCATGCACGGATTTCAAGTCGTCCTTTAATTCACCGATTTTTTCCTCGATGTTTTGAACTTGAACTTGAAGAACTGCAATATCAGTTTGTGCTTGCTGTGGCATAGTTATAGTCTTGGCTATCATGATTATGCATTAGAAATTGTAACTAAGTTGTATGGCATAGCGTTAGATGTATTAGCATCTTCGGCTGTGTTAAATGTCACATAAACTGGTGTAGCATTGGCTAATACAATGTTTCCAGTTGCGATTGGACCGGATGTAGCTGTAAACAACTCACCTGTATGATCGCTTAGACTTTGAACAGTTTGTGTAGCACTATTGGCGTAGGTAGCAAGAACACGCATTGTATTTGGTGTTAATGCAGTATTTGCAACGTTAGCCATTAAGCACTGTGCTGTCAAGCCTGATGTACTACCTGTTACCAAATACTTTTGCTTGCCTTTTTGACGAACAATGTAACCTGCTTCGTCATTTGCATACACAAACGCCGCGCCTTCAAAGTTTGCAGTAGCATTTGCCGTCAATACAGTAACGTCAATAGTAGCATTTGCCGCTGTTGTACCAGTTGTAACTGCTCTTACAGGACCATATTGTGTATTAGATACTGTAAATGCGGCTGCGTTGGCAATAGTTTTAACAAAGTATGTTGAGCCTGCAACTAAGCCACCGGTGTTTGCATCAAATGTTACTGGAGCACCAACAAACAATGTTTGTGCATTACCTGAAGTACCAATTACATTACCAGTAGCGTTTGTATTAGCAACTGCAACGGTGATGTATCCGGTATTAGTAGAAACGAAACCAACTGTTGTATAGTCAGTACCACCGTTAATATTTGCAGAAGCAACTTGAACAGCAGAACCAACGGATAATGTATTGGCAAAATCTGTACCAGAACCATATACGTTCATATTAGCTGTATCACCATAAAGTGTACCTGTACCATTGATACCGATAGCAACTTGTGCTAATACTTGTGGGCCAATAATAGCTGTATTACCACCAACTACGCTATATGTATTGCTATTTGTTGTTGGGAAACCAACGCCACCATTTGGATTGTTAAAATATGCATCAACTACACCAACTGATGTTGATACTGTTGTTCCACTTGTTGCACTCAAATTAACTGGAGTATATGTTGGATTAGCACTTAGTTCAGTTGCGGATGCAGTGAAAGTAGTATTACTTGTTACATTTAAAATCCAGTAAGTTGTATTGGCAGTTAAACCACCTGTTGTGCTTGCTGGAATGAACGGCATACCTTTGATAACACCTAAAGTTGATAGGTTTTGTGAAACCGTTACTTCTTCAGATGTTGCATCTGTACCCGTGATTGTTAATATGGCTTGCGCCTTTGCGATTTTTAGAGGACGTCCCATTTGTTTTTCCTTTGTAAAATTAGCGGGTTCTAGCCGCTACGCAGTGGGTTACTGCATAAACTCTCCGAATGAGAGTGTATAATGTATTTATCAATAATAAGTATTATTCTGTGCCGGTATTAGCGTGATTCATACCTAATGTACTAACACTAAATGCACCTGCTGTACCGGCTACGTTAATATATGCTATGTAATTACCTTGTCCAACTAAAAAGTTGTTGTCTACTGTGTTTGCAGGAATGATCTCACCTGTTGTTAGATTAGCAGTAACACTAGAGTTACCTACCGCTACCGCGATTGCTGATGTTGTTGTAGCAATACGCACTTTATCAGTAGTTGCTACTGCTGTTAGTTGACTTGTACCATTTGCTGTGTAAATTGCTGATGCCATTTTATTTTCCTATTATAATCTTCCGACAGCAACTTCAATGACGCCTTCGATTCCGTCAAAGTTTTCTAGTGCTTTGCCGATAACTGACCCCATTACTGGAGAGTTACAGGGTCTAGCATATCCATTACCACCGCTAATCATCATATCACCTTTAGATACAATGCCACGAACTTTTACCGGAACACGACCTTGAAGTGCTATAGCAACTGCAATACCTTTACATCCTGTATTCATTGCGTATGCAGGATCAGTTGACACTACACCCGCAACACGAATCGTAGCATCTTCGGCAACAGTTACTTCTTTCTCTCCGCCGAACTCTAAAACTGTTCCGGGTTCATAGTGCTGGTCAGCTTCATAGTATTCTGCCAAGTCAGCGTATGTTGCATTAAGCCTTGATCCAGAAGTTAATGTCCAATTTCCGGTAATGTAACCAAGAGTTACATTTGATCCTGCTGTTAAGTTTGTAGTTGTTAATGCTCCATTGCTACCAACAGTTAAAGAAGTTAATGTACCTACGCTTGTGATGTTTGGTTGTGCGTTTGTTGTAACTGTGCCTGCAGTCGTTGCTGATGTAGCTGACGTTGCTGATGTGGCTGTCGTTGCTGATGTGGCTGTCGTTGCTGAGCCTGCACTAGTGGCGTATGCTGCATTAGCGACCGTTCCGGTAACATTTGCTCCTGCCAGCTGACTTAATCCACTACCATTTCCTGTAAAGACACCTGTATTTGCTGTAATGTTAGCTGCTGTTATATTTCCATTTACACCCAATGATGTTAATGTGCCTACGCTAGTAATATTAGGTTGGGCATTGGTATATACTGTACCCGCAACAAGAGCATTTGCTACTTGTCCAGATATATTTCCACCTGCAAGATTAGTCAAGCCCGAACCATTGCCTGTAAATATACCTGTATTTGCTGTAAAGTTTGCAGCGGTAACTGTTCCATTAACACCTAACCCTGTTAATGTACCTACTGATGTAATATTTGGTTGGGCCGCAGTTGCTAATGTGCCTGTTAATAATGTTGCTGAAATGTTTCCCGCAGATACATTACCTGTTATAGAAGCATTGCCAGCTGTAACAAGGTTTCCACCAGTGATATTACCGGTAGCAACAATTAATCCACTAGTTCCTAAATTTCCTACATTAGCGTTTGATGTAACATTTAATAATGTTGCACCTAAATTACCAGTTGCAGAATTAAATGTTAAATTAGCGTTAGCACTTTCGGAAACATTTCCTGTTAATGCATTTGAAAGCAACACATACTGTGTTCCTGTAGTAGAGGTTGTTATGTTGACAAAATCTGAAACATTGGAATAGCTTACATTTAAGTTAGGAACGCGAGTGGTTGATGATACTTGTAATGGTGTTGTACCCGTAGACACATTAGATATAAATCTAGAAGCTGTCACTAAACTTGTACTATTCAAATTTCCTACATTAGCATTACCAGTTAAAGTTAAAACATTTGTAACTGAGTTATATGTAAAGTTTGCGCTACCACTTGAAATATTACTAGAATTATATTGAACGGTGCTGTTTGCTCCGCCTGCAACACCACCGCCACCTCCACTTAGGTCAGTAACAGCAATAGCATTTGGACTATTTGTATATGTCAGAGAACCTAAAGTAAAAGCATTCGCAGAAACTAAATCACTTGTTGTGAATAGTATTGTATTTCCTGAAGTTGGAAAATCGGTTGCCAACTTCACATAAAATGTACTTGAGTTAATTGATGAATTACTGACACCATTTACACCTGAAATGGTTACTGCTGCACCATTGGTATATGGTGTAGTGTTAGCAACACGCATAATCACAGCATTTGCCAATATACCAAACGAATTGGATGTGTCTCGGGTCAAGCCAATAACATTAGCTCTAATAGTTCCCTTAGGTGTCCAACTTAAGTTACCAGTGCCGTCAGTTTCAAGGACATAACCGATTGCTCCGCCACCGATTTTAACATTTGAAACGGTGCCTAAATTGATTAGTCCACCTGCATTGCCTCCAGCATTGATCCAATTATTGCCATCAAATGCTAATACTTCTCCCACACTATTCGCTGCAACATTAGCATTACTAATGCTAATGTTGAGATTACCGTACGAACCTTCAATTTGACTGAAATCTATATTAGAATATGAAGTCAGTACTTCAATATTTTCGTTGGGTGTAGTTTTACCAATAAAAAGTCTTTTTGCATCCGTAGCCCAGCCCAGTTCGCCTTCATCAAGTTGAGGTAAATCAACTAAGTTCCCTGATCTTGTTTGGATTTTTGATATCTGTACAATTGCCATAAGTGTAATCTTTAGGTTATTACACTTATTTATCAAATTTCTTTAGACAAACTTCATGTAATATTCTTCTACCCGTTTAAACCACTTATCTGTCCATTGATCAAATTCATTACCCTCAACAATGAATTCTTGGTAAATGTTGTCTGCTGTACACATAAAAATAACACCCTTGCGTATGTTAGTACCGTGTACTTCGTTGTGTGCATTAGCATAGGCTACTAATTGTAAGAAGTAATCCTCAATCCACTCGCGCTTCTTTAATTTGTTAGATTGCTTGTGATCCATGATAGCAGGACTGCCATCATGTACGCCCACTAAGTCGGTAGTTCCTGCGTATATTTTAGGAAAGTATAATGATACTTCTGTGCCCCAAAACTCATTACACTTGATAAGTCCTTGATTAATGATAGATTGAGCCATTTGATGACTTTGAATGCTATATGGATTAGAACCGGGCGTCCCCAGTTCACCAGTCTTAATATAATCTTCAATCCACTTATGCATGCGAGTTCCGCGGCCCGCTGCCTCAGTAGTTATAGCTTGCGCTTGCTTTTCACCGACCCGTTGACGCCATTCACGCAAAGCTTTTTTTGCTTCCTCTGGTTTTGTTGCATCTAAAATCGTAGTAACGCTTGGAAGCTTTTCACCGTCAGGTGTGGCGTATTTACGGGCGCCATCTATGTTTTCGCGGTTGATCGCTGTGTAATTAAATTTTTGAGTAAGCATTAGGAAATTGTAATGCTTTCATGAACAGATTGCAACAAAAAAGGTTACTTAATGGCTCTTTTAGCCATTTGTTGAACAACTTTCTTTTGTTGGTCAACAGGTGCAGATACTCCTAAATCGTACCCTTTAAATATAACTTGATCACCCTTGATATTAGAAATCAATTTGTTTAAGGGTGGTCTCTTAATCATATTGTATAAATCTTGATTACTCAATGAAATATCGTACTTGCGTAGGTACTTTAATAGTTCTTCCAGTGACATTTCAGGTGAAATGTCACCGGCATCTAAATCGGATTTTAATTGGTCAGTGACCGCAGCTAGTGCGGTCGCTCTAGGATCAATTTGATCCAATTCAAATATACGCATATTAACGCTTTTCTCTACCAGCGCCTCCGACTGGACCAACTTCTGGCTCTTCAGGCTCTAAGTCTGGCTCAGGTAATTCTGCCATTTCATCGTCGGACACATCAAGGTCAACCTCTTCTTCAGATCCCATATCTGCTCCCATATCAGGAGCGGCAAATGCATCAGGTTGTGCACCTTGACCTGTGATTGTATTCAATGCACCTTGCATAGAAGCCTTTGATTGGCTAAGTGCGGTTTGTAGAGAAGTCAATGCTTCTGTGGCTTGATTGTTGAATTGTTCGCTTTCGTTAACACCCATTTCAGATTGAATGCTATTAACTAAAGCAGGCAATTCTTTAACTAACATGTCACTGACATCTTCAACCATTTTTTGAATGCTGTCAACCATGTCTTGTGCCGCTAAAACAACTTGAGACTTTTCAACTTCTTCGTTTTCAATAACGATACGAGGTTGTGGTCTTGCCATTAGTTCATTGTGATGACTAACAAGTGCCTGCTCCATGAACACTAGTTTCATGTATGAAGGCTTTGAACTTTCTGTGTAAAAGTCTTTGTCTTGTTTAGCTTCCATTGCCAAAGCTCTTACCTTTTGCAACATCATTTTTACTTCAGGTAATGTCATTTTTGACACATCAAAAGAAACTTTATAGTTTTCTTTAAGTGCTTTAGCAGCATAGTCTTTTTTATCAAAATCTGTTAATTTCATAGTGGTTTTCCAAAATGTTATAATGTATTTATCTTTAATGAATTTATTTTTGGTCTTTTAAGTAAAGAGTATTATACTGATGGAATTTAGCGGTTGCTGAGTAACCTTCTAGTTCCGCCAGCATAGTCTTTCTTTTGAGTTTTTCTTCATTAAGCTTTATCATATGCAAAAACTTTGCATCTAAATTGTTTTCTTTTGCTATTAATCTTTTAATAATAGACATAGAAACTTCAAGTCCGGATATTTTAGCATCCAGTTCTGCTACTCTGTTAGAAATCTGCCATTTTTTACGCTTTTCATAGATGCACCAGGTAACTGCATTTTTAAGGTTTGAAAAGATTGATTTAGAATCTCCATATAATCCGATAACTTCAAATAGATTAGAATCTATTCTAGTTATTTTATATCGGTTAAACAACTCATAATTTCCATCTTCATTTTTAAAGATGGATAAATCTCCAGTAACCGAGTTCATTTCTCGGATGAAAAAATTTGTTACCTTTGTTTCTATGTTTTTATTCATTTACAATACTAAAATAAATGTTTCTAAGTTCAGGAGTTGAATCCAAAAAATTGTTAGTTTTTGGATATTCGTTTCCCGACAACAACATCGGCACTCCATGACAATCATTATATAATGCCCCTAATTCAGTTATACCATTATAAAATACACTGGGATGTTGTACAGAAAAATTAAATGTCCAGCAGGGTACAGAAACTGTTTCTTGTTCAGATAGTAAAAACCCAAAATATTCAACTTCGTTTAATTTTAAATCAAATTTTTTAGGTACCGATATTTGTTCAGGCTGTGATCTTAATGAGATTACCTGCAAGATGGTATCTAGGTTGCATTGAGAATTTCTTTTTGACTTCCATTCTTCAATGTGATCTTCAGGTGGTTTGGACCTATTTGACACCCCTGTTTGAGTAATATCAAATAATGTATAGCAAATCATCCTATGGCTCATGAAGATATTTATGAGGTAAAAAAACCCGAGAATAATTCTCGGGTTTTTGTGTCAAACTAAAAGATTAGTTTGTGAATGTAGCACTTGCAGCTACTGTTACTGCAATACCAGCTGCTGTTACAGCGGTATCTAATGTTGCTGCTGTCCATGCACCAACTGGATATACAGCCATTGCGAATGTATCGTCAGAAGCGTCTGTATACTCATAGATATAGATTGTAGCTAATTGCTGAACAGTCTGAACGATTGTAGCAACGTTTGCTGTGCTGAATGCACCTGTGTCCTTGGTTAGAGTGAAGAACTCTAGCTTAGGACCTTGTGGTTGAACTGTTGCACCAGAAACAACTGCGTTTAAGCCATTGTTGGTATATGCTGGAGAGTCATAGTTGATGACTGGTTGAAAGTCGCCGTTAACTTTTGTAAATTGTGCCATTTTAATATTCCTTAAATAAGTTGCAACCTACTGTTGCATGATAGTATTTATGCCTGGCACAAAAAAATGTTGGTTTTGGTTAGGTTCTTCCGGCTAAATTTTGTGCTGAAAAGCCCATTCTATCTACAAATTTCAAGCCCTGACTGACGAATCCTTCTTGGGTTCTAGTACCGTCTTGTAGGTAACCCTGTACAGGAGCAGATTCAGCGGCTTTGTTTAGTTGCTGAACTACAGCCATTTTTAAGTTGTATAATGCTATCCAAATTCTAAATGCACCCAACAAGCCTTCTTTATTAGCTTCAATATGCTGTGTCAATTTAGTACGCATATTATCTGTCATGGGTCTACTTTCAAAGTATTCCATAAACCCGTCATACAAATTACTTAAATTTTTACTAACTATTTTTTTGTTTATGTAGGTAGTGAACAAGTTTTGAAATGCGCTAGCAGCCTGAGGGGCTGTACTCATTAGTTTATCTACAGCAGGTCCATACTTGGTAATCTCAGCTTGTGCATTTCTAATCAATTTAGGATCTACTCTAAGATCAGGAGTCATGGGCATCTTAGCAGGAACAATCGCTACATCACTTGCGTTCTTTAAATTACCTATAGTACCATTTAATGGAGTAGCCTGATCGGTTGTGATAGCTCCCTCGGGAATATATTGATGAACTACAATTCCTGCTGTTTTGTTTGTTAATTCTTTTCCAATTTCACTATCAGGATCTACTGTGTATTCTATACCGTTTGGATTAGCTTTAAAATGATATAATCCATCATTGCTGGGTTTTAACGGTTGACTAAACAATAAGTCTCCCCAGTAATAGCCCTTACCCGGGGTTGACTTTTCTAACCCAGACCATATCTCACCAATTAGTTGATGTAACTGACTTCTATCTACTCCCCTATCACTGTCATATTTGACAAACTGACTAGGACTGTAGATTGCTCTACCGGACCCGTCTTTTTTGTTGAACATATGCTTGTCCATGATAGAAAACTTTCCATCAGAACCACGCCCGAATATTAATGCAGGATATCCGTCCCATTTAATTGTAATTGCTTTGGGATTTTTAACGG